GTCAATAGACCCATTCCAATCGTAGACCAAGCAGTATTCAATGTTTTAATTAACACTTTACCGTTTGAAGATGTGGTATATCCTACCCAAGATTGGGCAGCAGAACTCGGAACTATCATGGACCCATCCAAAATTGACCAGTTCAGACCAAATCTACTTTGTGAAGAACCTGTCGTTAGAGATAACAAACTCTATTTCAAAGAAACCAATGAATTATTTCCAATTGTTCACCAATATGACCGTGTGCCTGAATTGAAGAAGTTTGTCCAAGAAAAATATGGACAAGATAATCCTGAAGAAATGTTCATTTACCGAGTTTAATTATGAAAATTGCATTATGTTTATCTGGCCAACCAAGGTCGTTCCAGAAAGGTTATGAATATCATAAGTTAAACCTGTTGGACCATTATGATGTGGATGTCTATATTCACAGTCATTCACATATACCACAAGAACTTATTGATTTATACAAACCAAAATCTTTTTTGTTTGGTGAATTGGATACTTCCGACACAGATGCAAAATACACCAATACACCAAATGCAATTAAACATCCACCCCGTTTCACCAAAACCATGTTCAGTTCAATTTATGAATGTGGACAATTAATTCAAGGCCAATATGATTGGGTTATTAGGTCAAGAACTGACTTCGCACTAAATTGTGTTATTCCTTTCCCCGAATTGGATAAAGAAAAACTATACTTACCTATTGATGCTAGTGACCAATTCGCTTTTGGTAACCAAAAAAACATGATGATGTATATGGAAACTTTTAAAAATTTGGATTTATATTATAATCAAGGAGTGCGATATATTGGTGAAGATATGATGAGAGCAAATTTTGAATGGTATAGATTAAAAAAGTTACTTGTTCTATGTGATTTAAATTTTCCTTTTCCTCCTGGACCATACAATTGTTCTCAGCATGCACTGATAAGAGATGACCATTCACAATGGAAAAATTATTAAAATGAATAAATTAGTTATTTTTGACCTTGATGGTGTTATAATTGACAGTCGGGAATTACATTATGATGCACTCAATGAAGCATTACGCAAAGTTGGTGAACAATATGTTATTTCTCGTGAAGAACACCTGTCTGTTTATGATGGACTTAATACAACAAAGAAACTAAAAATGCTTTCTGAAAAGAAAGGTTTACCAGCTGAATACTATGACCAAATTTGGCAAGATAAACAAAGAGCCACATTCAATTTAATTCCTACCGTATATGTTAATACTTCAATTCGTTACATTTGTGACCAATTGAAACGCACCGGGTGGAAAATTGCTGTGGCATCTAACAGTATCAGAGAGACTGTGAAACTTGCTTTACATCATGCCAATCTGTTATACTATGTCGATTACATTGTTAGTAACGAAGATGTTTTTAATCCGAAACCATTTCCGGAAATGTATTGGAAGTGTATGTCTTTGTTGAAAGCATTACCGAAAGACACCATCATTGTGGAAGATTCACACATTGGTCGTGAGGGTGCTTTAAATTCTGGTGCTCATTTGTATCCAGTAAAAGATGCTTATGATTTGAATGGTAATGTTTTTCTGGAATATATTAATGAATTCAATAAAGTTGACCGTAAAAAAACCATACCTTGGAGAAATAATAAAATGAATGTATTGATTCCAATGGCAGGTGCAGGTTCACGATTTGCACAAGCTGGTTATACTTTTCCTAAACCATTAATTGATGTTAATGGTAAACCAATGATTCAGGTTGTTGTTGATAATCTAAATGTTGAAGCACATTTCATTTTCATTTGTCAAAAAGAACACTATGAAAAATATAATTTACAATCTGTGTTGAATTTGATTGCACCCGGATGTGATATTATACAAGTTGACGGTATGACAGAAGGTGCTGCTTGTACCACATTATTAGCCAAAGAACTAATCAATAATGATGAACCACTCATGATGGCTAATTCGGACCAATTTGTGGAATGGAACTCAAATGAATGCTTATATGCTTTTACCGCTGACAGTATTGATGGTGGTATTGTGACATTTGAATCAACTCACCCAAAATGGAGTTTTGCTAAATTGGGTAACGATGGATTTGTATCTGAAGTTGCAGAAAAAAACCCCATATCTAACCTCGCTACTGTTGGTATATACTATTGGGCCCAAGGTTCTGATTATGTTAAGTATGCAGAACAAATGATTCGTAAAAATATTCGTGTTAATAATGAATTCTATGTTTGTCCGGTATTTAATGAAGCTATTACTGATGGTAAGAAAATTCGTACCAAGAATATTGAGAGAATGTGGGGCCTAGGTACTCCCGAAGATTTGAATCACTATTTGGAACACCATAGAGTATGAAATTCATAGCTCACCGTGGTCTACTAAACGGACCAGACATAGATAAAGAAAACAATCCAGCACACATCACAGAATCACTGGAAAAAGGTTATGATTGTGAGATTGATGTCTGGTATGGCAATAACACTTGGTTTCTAGGACATGATGGTCCTGAATATGGTATTGATTTTGAATTTTTAAAACAACCTGGTCTATGGATCCATGCCAAAAATTTGGATGCTCTATATGTTTTAGGTGCAGATAATACATTAAATTATTTCTGGCACCAAAATGATGATTACACATTAACCAGTCAGGGATACATTTGGACTTATCCAGGTAAACCTTTAAGTGAACATAGTATATGTGTCATGCCGGAGAATGGAAGTCTGGAGGATTATGATTTCTCCGGTTGTGGAGTATGTTCAGATTTTATTGAGTACCTGAAACATAAGCACGAAGGAAAGAAATGATTTTATATATGGACCATACCGATTCTCTCGGTGATTTTATGAATTCTTTACCTGTTTTAAAGGGGATATACAATTCATATGGAAAATACGATTTAATTATAAAAGGAACAAATCGTAAATTTAGAGGTTTCAAGGAAATGCTTGAATATCAAGGCATTTTTAATTCGGTGTCTTATGAGGATGAAGCTTTCACACAAGGGGCTTTACCATTTCATATACCTAATGATTATAGTGAAAAAACAGATAATCCAAATAGACCAGCCGAAACTTGTCGTTGGGATAATGTGGCCAAAAGTTTGGGATTAGTATATGAAGTTGAAGATTCTGTTGAATTAAAATATCCGGATTTGAAATTAGATTTCGATAGAAACAGATATGTTGTGGGTGACAGATGGAATGGCCCAGGAATTGACCATCGTAGGTCAGTGAATAACTTTGCCAATCTAACGGATGATAAGTTTTTAATGTTGGATTTCAATAATGATATGTTGACCAATCTTTATATTATTAAAGAATCACAGAAACCATTTATTGGAAGCTTTACTGGTTGTAGTGTGTTGGCCAACCTATTAAATAAAGAAATGATGGTTGTTTGGAAAAAAGAAATATTCGCTCCACAATTCTGGAGAGGAGACGATATATTCTGGGACGGTGGTAAAAATATACAACAAACGTTTGAAAGACATTTTTACACAATTAGAAACTGTAAATTAGTACACGAAAGAGATTTGGGAACAATGATATGATTGATAATTACGAAAAACTTGGCCCAGGACATTGGTATCAAAAAAGACTGACAGGTCCTTTGCCTGATTATAGTTCAAATTACTCCAAAGAAAGATACGATACATATAACACAAATCTAGCAATGTCGGAATTGAGATATTCAATCATTAATGATTATGTTGGTGATTTTAATTCAATATTGGATGTTGGTTACGGTAACGGTTCTTTCCTACAATATTGTAATAATGAAAATAAAAAAACATATGGTTATGATATATCCGATTATCCTCCACCAGAAAATACTGAAAAGACAAACAAACCTTCAGATGTAAATGTTGATGTTATAACCTTTTTTGATTCTCTGGAACATATATTAGAAAGAGATTTGGTGCCTTTCCTAAAGTCACTAAACACAAAATACATTGTTGTTTCTATACCTTGGTTTCACGAAAGTCTCGGACCAGAATATTTTAAAACATGGAAACATCGTAGAGAAAATGAACACATACATCATTTTGATGTTGTTGGATTAGTCAATTTACTTAATACTTCTAATTTCCAGGTTGTACATCTGGGAAATGAAGAAGATAAAATAAGAAAGTCGGTTAATCATCTACCCAACATATTAACTGTTGTGGCTAGGAAGGTAAAAAAATAATATAAATAACCCTATTGGCAACCATAGTGTGTTGCATTTCAAGGATTCAAATGTTATCTTTTAAGACTTTTTTGAAGGAAGAAGCTGAGGAAGGTCAGAAACTCAAGCATATTACCCATGCGGAAGATAGACCGTTACAGGATGGTGCTGCTGGATTTGAACATGCTCATAATGCTTTAATGCAGACACACAACCATATCAAGTCCGGAGACAACAGTTCTTCCTTGACTATGAAATATGATGGTTCTCCTGCTGTTGTTTTTGGTCATCATCCTGAAACCGGTAAGTTCTTTGTAGCCAGCAAATCTGCTTTCAATAAGA